TGGTGGTTATGTTATTATTAAACCTAGAGGGTTTGAACGCATGTTGCCAAACAAAAGACCTAGAACGAAGATATATACATAATGGCATCAGAAATAGTAGAAAAAAGAATTAAAGAACATGAAGGATATAGGGATATGGTTTACTTAGATTCTAGGGGACTAGCCACTATTGGTTATGGACATTTAGTGACAGAAGAAGATAATTTTGAACCTAAAGTTCAGTACCCTAAAGCTCAATTATTAGAATTATTTAAAAAAGATTTAGATAGAGCTGAAAAAGAAGCAGATGAACTAGTAGGACAAATAGAAGAATTACACATAGTTGCTAAAGATTGTATCATTGAAATGTGTTTTCAACTTGGTAAAAATGGTGTGAGAAAATTTACTAAAATGCTTTTAGCCCTTGAAGAACGTGATTATAAAACAGCAAGTTTAGAAATGCTGGACTCAAAATGGCATAATCAAACTCCTGAACGTTGTAAAATGCTTTCTAGTTTAATGGAATACTGCCGATAATGGAATTAATAAAGGTAGTTGAATGGTTAAACAAATTAATAAAAACTAGACAAGAGGGTGTTGAAACAGTTATAACAAATGATGTAAAGACTTTAGAAGATTATAAGTATCTTTTAGGGAAATTACACGCTTATCGCGAAATCAGACAGGAACTCACGGACCTGCTAAAAAAACAGGAGCAACTAGATGACTAAACCACAATTAATCATGCCAAAACATATTTGGGATGGTAAGAAAAAAGAAACAATTAAAAAAGATATTGAAAAAGTACCAAAGCCAACAGGATATCGTCTTGTTTTATTTCCTTTAAAATTAGAGTCAAAAACAGCAGGAGGAGTTCATCTTCTTGATTCTGTTGTGGATCAAGCATCTATAGCTACTAATATTTGTAAAGTAATAGAAGTAGGTCCCGATGCTTATATGGATAAAGATAAATTTCCTAATGGAGCTTGGTGTAAAAAAGATGATTGGATCATTATTACAAAATATGCAGGCTCTAGAGTAAGCATTGATGGTGGTGAACTAAGAATAATCAACGATGACGAAGTACTGGCTGTTGTCGATGATCCAAGAGATATACTGCCAGCTAACTTAATTTAACATGGAGGCACCATGCCAACTATACTAACTTCAAAAGAAGAAACAGATAAAACTGTTCCTATAGACACATCAGGTGAATCTATGGATATTGAAATAGAGAACAAACAAGATGACGTTGAAGAAAATACTGTTACTGAAACTCAAGAAACTCAAGAAGAGGGTGAAGAGTATAGCATAGGAGTTAAAAAAAGAATTGATAAACTTACTTTTAAAATTAGAGAAGCGGAACGCCAAAAAGAAGAAGCTTTAAAATACGCTCAAGGAATTAAAACGGAAAGAGATCAATTAAAAGGAAAAATAACTAAAGTTGATGAAGGCTATATTCAAGAATATTCAGCTAGAGTTAAGTCAGAATTCAATAAAGCTGAATCTGTTCTTCAATCAGCTATAAATGCAGGAGATGTAAAAGCTCAAGTAGAAGCTCAAAAAGCAATTGCTAGATTAGCTATTGAAGAAGAAAGAGCAAATTCTTCTATTAAACAAAGAGAACAAATTAAAGAAAATTTAAAAAATCAACCTGCTCCTCAAGCACCAGCACCTGCTCAACAAGCGGCTCCAGACCCTAAAGCAGAGAATTGGGCTTCTGAAAATGAATGGTTTGGTAAAAATGAAGCAATGACATATACAGCTTTGTCTATTCATAAAAAATTAATTAATGAAGAATCATTTGACGGGAAATCAGATGAGTATTATAAAGAACTTAACAAACGAATTCAAAAAGAGTTTCCTCATAAATTTGAGGATAAGAACAAAGACAGCCGACGAGTCCAAACGGTTGCCTCTGCTACTAGATCTACAAAAAATGGGCGCAAAGTAGTGAGACTCACACCCTCCCAGATAGCAATTGCTAAAAGACTTGGTGTGCCACTAGAAGAATACGCAAAACACGTGAAGGAGGCGTAATATGACTATTGAAACAAAACAAAAAACCTCGCGCAATCAAGAAACCCGTGAAATAAAAACTCGTAAAAGAGGTTGGGTTCCACCATCTAATTTAGAAGCACCAGATCCACCAGAAGGTTTTCACCATCGGTGGGTAAGATATGAATTTAGAGGGACACAGGATGAAAAGAATGTGACCGCTAGAATAAGATCTGGATATGAACCTGTGAGAGCAGAAGAATATCCCGATAGACTTGATTTACCAGCTTTAACAGATGGTAAGTATAAAGGTATTATCGCTGTTGGTGGTTTGATGTTGATGAGATGTCCGATTGAAGTGAAAGAAGATAGGGATGCCTATTTTCGTGGAGTAACTAACGATCAGAAAAAATCAGTGGAATCAGATCTTATGAGGGAAGAGCACCCCTCCATGCCTATCTCACAAGAGAGGCAGTCTCGGGTAGAATTTGGTGGAAACAAAAAATCTTAATGGTTAAGATCTATGTCTCTATCAACATTGTCTAAAGGAGACATACATGGCTAATATAAATGCAGCTTTTGGTCTACGTCCATACGAAAGATCAGGCTCAAACTATAATAACCAAGGTGTAAATGCGTATCCTATAAATATTGAAGGCATGAGTGATGGTACTACTAGTAAGATCTGGACAGGATCTGCTGTAGAACCAAACGCTACAGGTTTAATTGATATAGTTGGTAACGCAAATGGTGGCACAGTTCCTTTGCTAGGTGTTTTTATGGGTTGTAAATATACAGCTCTTGACGGAACTCCAGCATGGTCTGCTCACTTCCCTGGTTATGCGGCGATTAAAGCCCAAACAGAAGCAACTGCTTTCATAGCAGATAACCCCGACGCACTATTTGTAATTAATGCAGATGGTCCACTTCCTGATGCGGATAGATTCAGTAACATGAACTTCGCAACAATGATTACTGGAAACGATACTAGTGGTTATTCATTAGGAGAACTTGACGTATCAACAACTGCTGTTACAGCTACATTGAACGCTAAAGTTATAGCATTTGATGATCAAGCTTCTACAGCAAGTGGTTCGGTAGATAAAACAGTAGCAGGCCGATTAGCGGTTGTGCGACTTAATGTTCATTTCATGGACAGCCTTTTAGGCATTTAATAAGGAGATAGACTATGGCTATTAATAGAGCACAGCTTGCCAAAGAACTAGAACCTGGTTTAAACGCCCTGTTCGGTTTGGAATATGCACGCTACGAAAATGAAGCCGCTCAAATTTTTGAGCAAGAATCAAGTGATAGAGCTTTTGAAGAAGAAGTTATGTTGGTTGGATTTGGACAAGCTAACGTAAAAGCAGAGGGATCAGCAATCGGTTTTGACACCGCTTCTGAATCTTTCACTGCACGATACGTTCATGACACAATTGCTTTAGCATTTGCGTTAACTGAAGAAGCAGTCGAAGACAACTTGTATGACACTTTGTCAGCTCGTTACACTAAAGCCCTAGCAAGATCTATGGCTTACACTAAACAAGTTAGAGGCGCTAACGTGTTAAACGATTCATTTACAGTCGCAGGTGGAGATGGAGTATCATTAATTAATGCCGCTCATCCAACCGCTCTTGGTGGAACTTTTAGAAATAGAAGTACTACAGATGCTGATTTAAATGAAACCTCATTAGAACAAGCTATGATTGACATTGCTGGTTTTATCGACGAAAGAGGGTTAAAGATTGCAATGAAAGGGCAGAAAATGATTATTCCTGTCAACTTGCAGTTTGTAGCTGATAGGATCTTAGAATCCACACTTAGAGTTGGTACTGCTGATAATGATATTAATGCTTTGAAAAATATGGGGATGTTACCTGGTGGTTACACTGTTAATCATTATTTAACTGACACTGACGCTTGGTTTATTAAAACTGATTGTCCTAACGGATTTAAGCACTTCGTAAGAGCTGCCCTTGCTACTGGCATGGAAGGTGATTTCGATACTGGAAACATGAGATACAAAGCAAGAGAGAGATATAGCTTTGGTTATTCTGATCCAAGAGCTGCTTACGGTTCTGCAGGTAGTTAATTAAACTTTTACTGGATCCTCCCAGATATGAAGAAGGCGGTTGCAAGACCGCCTTTTTTATTTTATACTCACCTTCCTAGTATAATTTGCGAATGTATAGACTGGCTAGGCAGACGTTATAGAGACTATGCAATCGATGAGGCTATAACCAAAAGGAGATTTTATGGGCTTAACAAGATTTAGCGGACCAGTTATGT